GTTTCTTTCTTCGAAAAGGCGGTGTCATAACTTTGAATGACGTATTCGTACTCAGGGACATAATCAGGCTCCCACTTGTTCCACCATTCTCTCTTTACAATTGACCCCTCTTCCGCTGTGGGGTCTTGCATCCACTGCGCATTCCATTTTGACAGTGGCAAAGACGCTTTTACGGACAAAAGCTCCTCTTTTTTCCAAAATTCTGGCCAGAGCGGCGTGTCAGATTCGGGCATAATGGCCGGAAACTCCACAATTTCCCACTGATCTGCATAATCATCGCCCTGCTTTTTCAAAACGCGGCCCACAAGGTCTTTGGTGCTCCACCGAGTCATTACAATCACGATAGTACCGCCCGGTTGGAGGCGCTGACGGGGGCCAGAGGTGTACCACTCGTAAACTGAATCCATGGCGGTCGGGCTCAAAGCGTCTTGCTCCGAGACCGGATCGTCAATGATAAGGAGATCAGCGCCGCGACCTGTAATTGCACCGCCCACACCTGCGTAGAACGATTCGCCGCCCTTGTTTGTGGTCCAGCGGCCTGCGCTTTTATTGTCAGCTTGCAGCTTTAATTCTGGAAAGACGGTCTGATACTCATCAGAGTCGATGATATTCCGCACTCTGCGGCCGAATCTGACTGCTAATTCAGCAGTGTGGGTGGTCTGAATGATTTTGAGATCGCCCTTTAGGCCCATCATCCATGCTGGGAAGAAGGTGGAGGCAAATTCAGACTTGGTGTGACGCGGAGGCAAGCAAACGATCAACCTCTTTAGCTTTCCTTGAGCGATCCGATTAAATTTTTCACCAATAATGCGGTGATGTCGCCCCTCGACAAACTCGGGCCACTGGCTTTTTACAAAGCGAATGAAGTCTTTCTGGCAATCTTCCTGCCGCTCTATCGTCTCGTAGCGCTGGAGCAGGGCCAGAGCCTCTTGCTTCTCTTGGTCAGAAAGAATGTCAAAATCTTTTAGTGCTAGATTAGACATCCTTCCAGTCGAGTCCTTGCCAGAGCAGGCCCTCTGCCTTGCGACGCCTCTTTAGACCCTCTGAGACTTTGCCGTCGGATCTGTTCCAACGCGCCATTTGAGCGGGCACCTCATCGTAGTGCCCCTGATTGAGTTTTCTGAGTAACGTGCTTTCACCGAGATTTGTTGGGCCAAGATTGAATGTCCAAGAAACAAGCGCATCGAATTGATCTTGATTCAAGCTGACCTCGACCAAGCGGTCAACAAAACCTTCGAAGTGTTTCAGATCTTCAAGAAGAAGATACTCCGCTTTATCTTCAGTGATTTCGTCTCCTTCTCGAACGCCCCTAGTATGCCCGTACCCAATAGTCCAAACATTTGCAGAGCATTGATATGCGGTTGTTTCACACCCCTCAAAGTGTTTGATGAGGGCGATGCCATGGGGGGAAATCCTCATTCTTTTTTACCGAGGAACAGACCGAACGCAGCAGTAAGTGCGCCCGTCATCACGCTGACCAGAGCCGCTTGCTCGGGATTCGGATCAGGCAGGGACATGAACCATTCGACAACGCGGTACGTCATCGCGATCATCGCAAACATCAACAGGCGCGGAATAATGCGCCATGCGTTCAGTTGCTCTGGTGTCACTTGCCAACGCCCTTGACGCGCTCAAATGATCTCGCCCCACCCAACCCCAGCATCCCTAAAAGGAGGGGCATCATCACGCCTGCATCGGCTTGAGGAATTTCTATCCCAAACCCAGAGGCAATCGGAGAGATCAAAAAGTTGACCATGAGACCCAAAACGCAGGTGTAACCGGCAAGGGGGCGCCAACTTGATTGAAACCAATTGCCTTTGGCGTCGAGCTTCAGCACCTCTATTTGCTCAAGTGCGATCTCCTGAGCGTGTCGTTCTGACATGGTGGCGATGCTGTGAGCCAGCTTGGCCTTCTCGTCCGCATCAGGAATGAACTTGTCAAGAAGGCTTGTGACGGGCCCAATAAGTGCTTGAAGCATCAGTCATCCTCCTTGACGTAGCGCCCTTTCTTGTCGCGCTTCCGCTCTTTGCGGAACCAACCCTGCACCGTGTCGGTCTCCCAAATCCGTATACCTGTCCACAAAATTGTGAGCAAAGCGGCAAGAGCGGGGAGGACGCCAGCAAGCGCCCCCACAGTCGTTGCCACAGAAAATGTATCTACAATTTGCTTAGAAGGCTCATCTAACATTTTATGATCTCCCTGTGACCGCTTGGATAATTATCCAGATTATGTAACCTGCTACGGCTGCAAGAATAGCAATCCACACAGATTTTACCAGCGCATCTTTAGCTTCCTGTTGAGCGTAAACCTCGCGTTTGCGCTGCTCCTGCACTTCCTTCATGCAGTTCCGATACTCTTCGACGCCCTCATTTCCGTATGCGTAGCGCAGAAGCTGAATAAGCTCTCGGCGCTGATTGTCGATCCGCTTTCTGTGTGCAAAAAGCTCTGCCGCTTCCGCTTCGACTGAAGAAGAAAACACCACTCGCTTTAATGGATTGGTGCGCTTCTTATGTCTCTGGCTTGCGTATAAAACATCGCTCGCATGACCTTGCCAGCGAGCAACAACTTGAAAAGTGTCTTCGATACTTTTCCCAGCCTGGATGAAGGCTTGTACGCCAGCGTAGGCTTTGGTGGCCGCTGCCACTGCGGTCACAGGGTCAATCATCGGGAACCTCGTAGATCACATACGGATCACAATACGACGTGAAGTAAGGCAGATACCAAGTGTATGTCTGCTCTGACTCGCTGTTCAGCTCCCTGTATTTACAAATTCGGTAATGTTCTAACCGTGTTCTACTGCCTATCGCCCATGTGTAGGTGTATGTGTCCAGCACCAAATAGAGGACGATGACTTCCACATATTACGCACTCGGATCAACCCAATCTGGGTTTGCCGCCCATTTTGGATCAGCACTAGGATCGTAGGTATACCGATTGCCTGACCAGTTTTCTGGCGCATCTGTGACATTTTCAGTCAACGTAGCGTTGCTGGAGTTTAAATCCGCAATGTAAAAATCCGGTGAGGACGGGTCGCCAATCGTAATCTTGTCAGAACCCATGTCCACTGATTTGCTGTCCTCCAACAGGTATTTAGACAGCTTGGTTGAATTTTCGGTGATAGTTTTCATCTTTTATCCCTTTACAAGTATTTCGGTTGCTGAAACTGCTGTGCCTGCTGTGACGGAAGTGGAGGCAGCGCTCGTGCCTATGGAACCGTCAGTTTGGACGAAATATGTCTGCCCTGCGGTGAGACCGGACTGCAAGTCATTTACAGAACCGCCGACTTGGACTTTCACAAGGTCGCCATCGTCGTAAGTGGTGTCAGTAAAGCCAATGAAATCAGTAAAGTTCTGGAACTGACTTGCTTGGATGACGTATTTTCCTTTATCTCCATCGCCTTCGTCCGCAAAGGCGATGATGTTTTTGCCCACGGTCGGATGATGTATTACTGTGCTTGAAATAGTATCGCCACTCTCAAATTCAGTACGACTTGAAAATGTTGCCGATCTGGAAGAGCCGCCGGTAATTGTGGCTGAAACGAAGTTGCCCGGTCCAATCGGGTCACCATAGCCGAAGGCTACAATGACTTTTTCGACAGTGGGATCGTAGGCGCAACCTACCTCGTTTCCCTTGGCACTGCTATCTACGACTTGGACGTTTCCAAGCGTTACTGTACTGCCACTGGCCGTGGCAATGAGTAATGTAGCCCTTTCACCATTAGGGGTGCTTTCTTGGTCACAATAAGCAAATACTGTCGCCTGTGCGCTTGCGTCATAGGTGATGCCGCAAGCGTTGTAGTCGCTGCTTCCAGCTTTTGCAGGCCTTACTCTTGTAGTCTCGCTACTCTCAACCGTAGTGCCCCAAGATGTTGATGTGCCAGAAACTGCTCCAGCAACGCACCGAATTTTACCTGTCCCAGACGCGAAGGCGACAATTCTATTTTGATCTGTGTCTTCTGTGCATCGACAGCCATAAATGTAGGTCTCAGAGCTTATTACAACCGCGCTACCCAGACTAAAGCCCGTTCCAGAGCGAGTCACGACCTTGGCGGTGAGGTAAAGGCTGTTTTGATTGTCGATGTAGACGATGACAAATTTGCCAGATGTGCTGTCGAACACGATGTCATTTACGCCGTAAGTGCTGGTTGAATACTCTGCGTCATCGCCTATCGTTACGGTCGTACCAGACACTGTTCCTGCTAGTGCAAACTGCTTACTGGATTGATTGCTGTCCTCACAGATTAAAACGAAGCCGCCGCTTCCGTCACTGGCGATACTTACACGGCCATCAGGCACCATGTCCGTCTCAACCTCAGAGCCAAAAGTAAGCGTTGTGCCAGACAGCGTGGCGGCTTTGACACAAGTTTTATTGCCGATCACGTTTCGATATGCAAACAAAACGCAGTTTTGACTGCTGTCATAGGCCATGCCATAGCCCATAAGCCTATCTGCGCCCGCATCAATGATAGCCGGTGTTGAGTTAGCCGCCGCCTGATTGGTGACGTTTGCCACTTTGCCCGACGATTTGATAACTACAGTGGAGCCCGCTGTAATTGATCCATCAGCTACTGCTTCAAAAACGCTGGCTGGCACATTTAGCTGTCTGCCTATATAGCTCATGTCAGCCCTTCACTATCAGTTTGGTGGATGTAACGGCAGTACCTGCGATAACGCTGGGGCTATCTGCTGATGTACCTATCGTGCCGTCAGCCTGTACAAAGTATGTCTGGCCGGCCGTCAGACTAGACTGTGTGGTGCTGACGCCGCCCTTGATTAGCACGGTGGCTGTTTCTGTGTCAGCCGCCGCGTACTCTGCAATGCCTATGTAGTTTTCTGAGGTTAG